TGACCGTCCACAATTAACGACTATTGTTAACAATATACATGAGCCTTCCACAACTAATACTGTGGAAGACATCATCGAATTTGAAGGTAAACAATATAGCAAGGTTAATCGTGAAGCACGTGGAGGGGATGTAGTTATTTTTCGAAATAATAACACCAGATTCTTTACAAATGGTGAACCTTATAAGGTAGCAGTAAATGGATGCCCTGTTGATAACGAAAAAGAAGCTGTGTTGCCTTTATATCATGATGGGTTTGGTCGCACACCTGAAACAGTAGATGTATACGAACTAATCGAAACAAAACCATTAACACCAAATCAACAACGTGCTGCAATTATTGAGAAGGCGAAGAAGTTTGTTGATGAAAATAAATCTAAATATCGTTCTGAATGGAACATTGTTGGTCAAACAGTTCAAATCTTGATTTATGACAGTAATGGAATGTTAATGATGTTCCGACAAGCCAAATGCAATCCATCTGACGTATTCAACGAACACATTGGAAAAGCTATCGCATTAGGACGAGCGCTTAATCTTGATGTTAGTGAGTTTGAACAGGTGGTGCAGCCGACAGAAAAAGTATTAGGCATGATTGTCGAGTGGAGAGGAGAAGCTAGAGAAATTTCAAGGCAATATATTCCTTATAAAACTTGTAATCCAGGTTCTGATAGAAGTGTTTACGGAACAATCATCAACGATACTAACGCTATTTATTGGGAGGGGCAATAATGAATCCTTTACAAATAGAAGAGTTGGAGCAACTGGAAGAACAATATTTTGATGGTTCATTAGAAGGAATGAGCCGAGAAGAAATATCACAACGATTTAAAATCGACAACCTAGATAGTTTAAACTGGGCATTTCGTAAAATCGCTGCTTATCAAGCAAAGTTAAAAGAAGTACAAAGTTTAGTTAATACAGAACGTGACCGCATTGATCGCTGGGAAAAAGCGCAATCAAGTGGCATTCAACAAAGTATCGATTTCTTTTCACAATTAGCAGCTGATTATCACGCAAAAGTGCTTGAGGAAAATCCGAAATCAAAAACACTTAGCACACCATACGGTAAATCAAAATCAACAACTTCTAAAGCACAACCTGACCAGCAAAATGAAGAACAAATTATAAAATTTGTAGAAGAAAATAAACTTCCATTTGTTGAAAAGGTCCCAAAACTTAAATGGGCAGAATTGAAGAAAACACTCAAAGTCGTTGAAAAAGACGGCGAACAAATAATCGTTAATGAAAATGGTCAAGTCGTTCCAGGTGTCGCAGTAAAACCACAAACTACTACTTTTAAAGTAGAAATATAGGAGGAAAACCACTTGAAAAAATTACTCAATCAAAAAGAACAACACATCGCATTCACACGTGAAGGAGCAGAAGAAATCGTATCGGCTGCCAAAGAAAACGATGCGTTGATTATGAATAAAATCAGTGAAAAACATAATAAAAACGGTCAGTATTTCTTGGTTGATTTAACGTACCAATACGATACACCAAAGGATGCTATGGAAGGTAAGCCAAAAGATGATGCTCCGGATGGTCAAATGAACATGGATGAAGTACATGAAGGTGTACCATATACAGTCAATCCAGATGGCAGTGTAACCGTAGAAAAAACGGATGAAGAATTACCGGAATTCGAAGATCCATTCGCGAATGTAGAAGTGAAAAACGAAGCCTCTGATGAAAACGGACCATTTTAATAGAAAAGGAGTGTGGAAGGCTTGCAAATTACAAACGGTGCTCAAATCACTAGAAGCGAGAAAGCTAAAGTGATTATGTATTCGAAGCCTGGTGACGGTAAAACAACCGTTGCTGGACTCTTACCAGGAAAAACATTAGTGCTTGATATAGATGGTACAAGCCAGGTCCTAGAAGGTTATGAAAATGTAGATGTAGCAAAAATTGATGGTGATAACCCGCACGATAGTATTCTTCAATTTTATGCATTGGCTAAAGCTAACATCAATAATTACGACAACATTTTCATTGATAATCTAACACATTATCAAAAATTGTGGCTGCTTAAAAAAGGTGAAAACACTAAGAGTGGGATGCCTGAATTAAAAGATTACGCATTGCTGGATAATCACTTGTTGAAATTAGTTGAAGTGTTTAATTCACTTGATGCAAATGTAATCTTTACAGCATGGGAAACAACTCGATCAATCACACATGATGATGGTCAGCAGTATAAC